TGGAGGACTATCATGATATTGAGGCCCGCATCATCGCTCCATCGAATGATTGGAGCTCTGATGTCGTTGATTGGAGGCGGTGCTCTTTTGAGCACTCCTTCCTGCAAGGCCCTGGACGGGATGAACTTCCGTTTGACGGTAAGTCAGACCGCCCCGGGCTCAGCGACGCTCTGCGACGACTCGACAAACTTGCCGGAATCGTCGCTGCCGACTTCGGGATGTTCTCCGTCTTCGGAGACGCCCGGGTCGACAGGTATCAGCACGGACCAGGCGCAGTCGCCGATCTGAGAGGTTCGGACTATAAGTTCGACTTCCCAAATTGGCCTAGCAAGCTTGACGGCCTATTCCCTTTCGACTGGTGTGGTTCTTCCACACTAGACTGCAAGGGAATTACGCCATCTCGCCATGAACCGCCATCGAAACTCATCGCTGTACCAAAGACAGCAAAAGGTCCGAGGCTCATCGCCTCGGAGCCTACTGCTCATCAGTGGTGTCAGCAATGGCTGAAGAACGAGCTGGTTGCACGATCTCGTGAGCTGCCCATCGGGCGATTCATCGACTTCGCCGACCAGTCTCTCTCTGCAGAGATGGTGATCCACGCTAGTAAGACCCGTAGCCTGAGCACACTTGACTTGTCGAGTGCCTCAGATCGCGTATCGTGTCGGCATGTAGAGTGTCTGTTCGCTGCTAACCGCAGCTTACTGGACCATCTACACGCCGTCCGAACCCGATGGGTGAAAGATTCGATATCTTCACCTGCTCGCTTCTTAGTACTTAAGAAGTTCGCAGCTATGGGCTCTGCACTGACCTTTCCGGTCCAATCCATCTTCTTCCTGTGCGTCTGTCTCGCAGCTAGCGGGGCATACGACAGAAGGTCGATGATGAACCTTAAAGGTAAAGTCCGCGTATTCGGTGACGACCTAATCGTCCCCACCGAAGCGTACGCTTCCACTGTATCTTTGTTGACTCACTTGGGTCTCGTCGTAAATCCTACGAAATCTTTCTCGCAGGGCTACTTCAGAGAATCTTGTGGTCAAGACGCTTATCGGGGCGACGATGTCACTCCGATTAAGCCAAAGGTACTGTGGTGTCACGGTCCGGAGTCGTACCAATCCCTCGTTGACACATCCAACAACCTGCATTTTGCAGGTTTCTGGCATGCGGCTCGAGAGGTTGCATCGATAGCAACCTACAGGAGATTTTCTCCTAAGGTTGTCGGCAACGCATCCGGACTACCTGGACTGACGTCCTACCTGAAGTACGTTCCCATGAAAGTCAAATGGGATAGCGATCTTCAGATTTGGACGACAAAAGTTGTTTCTCTGATCTCTCGGAGAAAACAACTCAGTCCGGTTACTAGTGCTGGTCT